GATAAAGGCTATTTAAACAGATAGAAGGTAAATAGATATGAGTGTAACGGAACAGGCGGAAGCCGACGACATGCTTCTAAAACAAGCGCGTACCATTAAAGAGCTACAGGACAAGCTATTTATTTTAGAAGAAAATTACAGGATATTGCACCATTATGCTTTTCGCAGTAATTGTTTATCCGGTGCAGATAACTTCAAGGCCTATAAGGATGGGAAAGATGAGTGATAAATGGATAAGTGTTAAAGACGGTAAGCCTATGCTTGGTTTTTTACCCGATTCCGGTTCACTGCCCTGCCTTGTTTCTGACGGTGAGTATTGGTGCGAAGGCTCTATGACTGCTATGGGTACTTGGTGTTACGACGAGAGCGTTATAGATGAAGTTCTTTATTTCATGGAGATTTATTTACCTTCTCCACCAAGCGAGGTTAAGTGATGAGTGAAACTAAAGAAAAGATAATCAAGAATATAAAAGGTAATCCAGAACAATGTGCTAATGCTTTTATAAAATTACAAGGCGAGTTTTTTAATCTTGAACAACAACTCCAAGCATCTCAGGTAGAGAATGAAAGGATGCGAGAGGCGTTAGGGAGAATTGTGAATAATAGCTGCTCGCTCGCTGCCGACTTCAATAAATGGCCTAGCACTATTGCCAAACAAGCCCTAACACCAAAGGAATGATGATGAACACACAAGATATTAAAAAGCTGGTTGATAAGGCTACTCAAGGTGAGTGGGAGGCGGATAGCTATGGTGTTTTTATTAGCGTATCTGAAACTGAGGCAAAGTCTATTGCTGATGTGGGCAAGCCAGAGGATAGAAAGCTAATAGCCGCCGCCCCAACAATAGCCCATCAATACATAGAGCGTGAAGAAAGGCTGGTTAAATTGATTAATGGTTGGCGCGATAAGGTTAAAGATTTTCATGATGAAGCTTATACGTATTGGCTAGCCGAATGCGCCGATGAATTAGAGACAATACTAAACAGGCGTGATTCTTAATTGTTCCACGTACCCGGCCATCGGGTGGTCAATCGGCCCAGGGTTTCCGGGTATAACGGTGGCCTCTCTCGCATGGCCCCAGGGGCTTAATCCTGTTACCTGGTCTCCTTCTCGGGCAATTCTGTGACCCTTAATCTGACCGGCTATCTCAGCCAGGCCGCCCGAACAGCACCCAGGACAACCGAAAGTAGTCAGCTCATCCACTTTAAAGCCATAATGAGACCACAGAGAAGCGCCGTAGACGGCCGCAGCGCCGCCCAAACTATGCCCTGTAAAAACCACGGGCAAACTGTTTACGTACAGCTCAGACAATACAGGGCGCAATGTGCGCTGGAAATAGCGCCAGAATCCAAAGTGAACCCATTGCTTTAGCTCTCCAGGCTTCCAGGGAAAGGCCAGAATGTCATTGGCACCGTCCCAAATACCATTGGTTCCCGCATAAGCAATGACTAATCTACCATCAATTTCTCTTATCAGGACGGACGCATTACCTATTTTAATCGTGGGCATATCATAGGCATCAAGGGAGGCCTGGGCCAGCTTGATAGTCATTTGACTAGCTCGAAGTGAACCAGGTCCATAAAGGTCTGGTCGTTTAAATCATTATCAGAGTCCCAATCCCCTCCCCAACGAACCTCAATACCAAGGCTTGCTGCGACACCTTTCACAATACCGGCAAAATAATAGAACCGCTTTGTATCGTTCCAATCAATCGGATAAGGACCAGCATCGACCGCCTCGCTGGGCTTCTGGTTGTGTTTGCTATCAGGGTATTTGACCTTGGATTTTCCAGTGCGGTAATACTCGTCCTGTTTCTCTTGGCCTCTGAACCCTTCCAGGATTGTGCAATCGTGTATCTGTAGGACGTGGTTAAACACTTCCTGTAAATCATGGTCACAGGTTAATAGGGCATCCTGAGATTGACGACTAAACTTATTCATTTATCCATCATCTTGTCGATACGCTCATGAACGTCCTTTATATCGCTGCGCGTATCGTCGCGGAGATTTTTGTGCAAATTCTCCTGCTTTTCCCCCAGCTCATGTATGTCTCGTCTGAGGCTGCCGAGAGTCTGATTGAATGTGTCGGTTTCAACCGTATTTTTCTCCAGGTCATCGACCTTTTTAACTAGCCGCTTACCGTTCCAAACAATCAAACCCATCAGGGCAAACCACACAAACTTTAACCCATCGTATGCGGCATGTGCCGCTGTTGCTATCACTGAGCCTGAGCCGTCCATTTTTTGTTCCTTATTGGTATTGAATGTTTATCGAGCCACCGTCGAAATTTCCGCCGCTGACCGCCACGCTAAGCTGTGTAAATTCACCAGACAATTCTTTGCGTCCTGTACAGTGAGACACATTAGAGTTTTGCTCGTCGCCTATATTGCCCTCAAGTATCCAGTGGTTGCCGTCCTCATTTGTCAGGGTTATAGAGCCGTTATAAGTAGGTGTCGCCTTACTTGGTGTAATGGCAAAATACGCCGTAATAGCCAGGCCAAGCACTTCACAGGTATTAGTGCCCGTAATGGTAGAGGTTCGGCTTGTATAGCCTGACGTTTCAAGACCGCCGCTATCGCCAATAGTGAGCTGTAATCCATTCGTTGAATCAAGTGAAACCGCGTTAAATGAAATGGTTATTTTCTTAGTTCCAGATGGTGCGCCACTAAAAGTTTTAGAGGTGCCGGATGCTGTGGATTGAGCTGTATCATTCGTAGGCTTTCCCGCCGTGATGGCTTCACCCGATGCGAGAGCGTATCCAGTACAGCGCCAATCACCGGAGGCGTACTCTGTGAACTCGAACTCATCGCCAGCCGAAGTCGTGTAATTTGCAGCACCCGGTATAATTAAATCAGTGGCATGGTGGGTCAGGGTAACGGCATCATCAAAGTGCAGCGTAATGACTGTGCCCACTACGCCTGTGGTCGAAATCGAGGTTATTGTGGTGGTGCCGGTCACATCAAAATAATTACCGTCTGCGCCTATAGCGAGCGCAGTAGCTGAGGCTATGTCTGTGCCTTTGCTTTGCCTTATTGGTTGCGAATTACAGTCAAGCGGGCCGCCTAATTGTGGCGTGACATCCTCGACCAAATTACCAATAGCACCGGCCGCACCCTCGGGGGTGCCCCATAAAAGCTGAGTCCCGTCAGTGGTCAGGTATTTATCATTAACCAGTATTGGCAAGTTAAGACTACCGGCAGCCGAGGTCACTTGCGTTTTTAAACACAAATTAGCAATATCTGATTCAACCTGCTGAACCATCATGATTAACTTATCAAGGTCATCATTAAATGATTCGGATGCCAGGTCTCCCAGGTTCTGATAGTCGCTGACTCGCTTAACAGCCAGGTCCCGCTCAATGGTAATAATGTCGCCAGCCGCTGCACCCGTTACCAGGACAACATCACCGCCACCAGACACGCCAGCATTTGTAACTGTGTAGTTAGTGGTTAGGGTTAAAATATCAGTATCATCGTCAGGGTCTGCGCCTGACAGGGTTTGATAGACCTTTAAATCCGCGTCCTCAAATATCTCAAAAGGATAAGCGAACGTGGTTTGTGATGCGCTCGCGGTATATTGAACGCGCGGCGTGGTGTCATTAACTAAAAGACTCACGATAAACCTCCAAGGCCATGATTATTATGAAACCCAAACTCTAAATTAGCTTTTTCTCTTGCCTCTTTGGCCTTATTTATGTCGCTAAAATACCCAAGATTTTTTGTTTTTCCTTTTATCTTTATACAAGCAAGCCATTTGTTGGCCTGCTTTGCCCAACTTACACCCAAGACGCCGCTTGTATTATTCTTTGCAAGACTTAGATTTTTTTGGTTTTCTTTGCTTGTTACGTTCCTTAAATTAACCCATCTGTTATCGCTTTTAATGTGGTTAATATGGTCAATATGCTTAGGCCATTCGCCTGTAACATAGAGCCAAGCCAATCGGTGCGCGGTGTATTTTTTACTATCCACCATTATTTGCGGGTAAAGGTTTTTTTCTTTTTTGCCAATAATTGCGCCCTTTAATGACCTGGAGGAAGTGGTTACAAGCCTTTTAAATAAACCAGTTTCAGAGTTATATTCAAGCAACTCCATAAGTCTTGTTTGCGTTAGCTCTTTATCAGACATTATTCATCCTCCAGTAATTCTTGCTGCTCAGGTTCAAGGGCTTCGACGCCAAACATGAGTGATTCTTTTTTAGCTCTGCGAGTCTGTAGCCTCAATCTCAAATCGTCGTTTTCATCTTCAAGCTCAAGGCGCGCCCACTTGTCGAAATTCTTTTGCACGTCCTTTAGCAAAGTGGCTTGCATATCAGGAGTGCCATCCTCGTAAATCGGACTGTTTATGGTTGACTCCAGGGCCTGATAAAAGGTCTCGCCTTCGCCGTTCTCTACCGTCTTACGAGACAGGACCATCAAATCATAATATTCCCTGGTCGAAAGCTTTACGCCGTCAATACGTCTTGATGGGCGGGTTACTGGAACAGTGCGTGATTCGTTCATTACCCGGACCACCTCAAGCTTTACTTCATCGCTGGTCTGAGTCGAATCAGGGAAAGGACTCATGATGCCTAACAAGCTTCCGGCCGGATGATATCTAGGGTCTCCGTATATATCCAGGTTAGCCGGTACATCATCAATATAACCTGGAAAGCCCGAGTTTCGCTTCATCTTCTCGGTCAAGGTCCAGGCTGTTCGGGCATAAGGGTCTGATATTTTGCTAATGTCGCGGCGCATACCTGAGAACGGAATTTGTGCCGTTAGCATATTTTGGCCCCATGTTTTTGCATAGCGTCCTGGGTCATCCATCATATGGGTAAAATCAGCAAGGCCCTGCAAAAAGGTCTTGTTCATGGTGTTTTCAGCAATGGCCGCAATGACGGCTGTAGATATTTCAGTTACGCGCTCATCATCCGTATCAAGCTCATCATCGCCATAGTTTTGAATTTCCACCATATCGGCAACCGCACCAATAACATAAGCTAGCGGCTCAGCGCGCTGGTAACTCTGGTATGTTCTTTTTCCGGTGAACGGGTTTGTGTAAACGATTGAATAAGGCCGCCAGCCTATCGCCTCTAACGCTTCCCGCGCCCGTGGATTGGAAGGGCCACCGCCAGTAATCTGACCATTAGCGGCATACTGGCTAATAGATGCGGCAGTAAGGCTTCCCATTGAAACGCGAGCAAGGGCCATATCACGGGCTGCACCTCCGGCGGCTAAGTCCTGGTGAAATTTACGGGTAAAAACGGCAATCGGGCTGCGCTCTAATATACCCGCCTTAAAGATATTAACAGGCGTACGAATAAACGGCGCAATGAATCGAGCGCCTGGTGTTTTGTTAATGGCTTTCTGCCACGCTCTGCCTGTCTCACCTAATGGGTTTTGAAAAGTATTATACAGGGCTGCGGCCTGGGCTTCATCAATCGCCTGTTGTGGCGGGTTACGCATGAACTCTTGTATAACCTTGGCGGCATCATCAGGGTTTCCTGATAGGGACGTTACCCGGTCGGCTTCACGGTATGCTTGCCTTGCTAAATCGCCGTTGCGGGCAAAGACTTTAAACATTTCATCAACCGGCAACATAATGCGCTCAGTCGGGAACCGGATAATAGTACCCAATAAATCAACCGCCCGGCCCATTGTGCCTGACATTTCCAGGTTATCAGCCGAGATAGCTTTATTCACTGTGCCCTCGAACTTCATCACCTGGTCAGATGGCTCGCCTTTCACAAATGCGGTGCGGGCTGCTTTTAAGGCTTGACGCCAGGAGTACATGGCACCATACATATGGGCAGATGCCTCACCGACTGCCACGCCTTCCTCGGTCCGCAAGAATCGACCGATACGGGCGGCTACTGCTGTCTCCGCAATATTCATACCCTGGAATAGCGCATTGCCAGACGTGTTAATAATATGAGTTTTTACGCCAGATAGAATCGAATTAATGAAATTCTCAATCAATGCTGACTGTACTTTTTCCATGCGGGATGATTTGGTTAGCTTATTAAGGCCTTCGATAGAATCAACATGCTCAAGCTGCTGGGCTGTTTTCATCAAATCATCAGCGCCGCCTGTGGTTTCCACAAGCTCGGCAACACGGGCAATATCACGCGGATTGGTGCCGGTCGGGATGCCGAACGCATTTAACGAGCGGCCAGCCTCAGCACGGGCACCCATTAACTGGGCCTGATACTCGCGGTGAAAATCAAGCTGGCGCCGAAACTGTAGCTGTTCAATTTGTGACGCCTCACCACCTCTTACTTTTTGAGCTAGGTCAAGGATTCGCTTCGCGCTTGATGCTAGCACTTGACGGGATGCCAGGATAACTTCCGGCCCAAAGGCCTCACCGGCCTGACGCCGCAACACGGTTTCAATCACCTCCTCATCAGTCCCAAGCTCATCAGCCAGGGTCTGCAATTGGTCTCTGGAGATTTTGCCACGGCGCGCCTGGTTAATAGCGCCCTTGTTATCCTCGGCCACCTGACCGATAACCGACTTAATATCATCGGTGGTATCAATCTGGTCAAAGTTAATTTGATGGTCATCAAGCTGGTTATAATTCTTAAAGTCCAAATCCAGTACGCTGTCAGCTCGCTCCTGTAATCCTTCCTGGACCGCCTCTTTTTGAGTGACCTCCTTGGATAGCTCTTTTTTGGTGCGGTATAGCGGGGCTTTTGTAACTGTCTTTTTCCCCAGCTCCTCAGCGCCTTGCCTAAATAGCTCTTTTAAAAATGGCGTAGCGCCGCCGGCCACCTTTTCCTGTTGGCCGGTCTCAGCAGTGAACGGGGTAGGCTCGACACCTTCCCGGCTTTCGGGCTGCGCCTCCAGTGGGTCATCAGTTACATTACCCATAATCTGGACCTGAACGCCGTCCTTAAAGTCTGTCTGTGATACTACTCCGCGCTTATTTGCCACGTTGCATCCTCGTTAATAAATCATCACGGCCATCCATAGCCTCAGTTAGCATGATGGTCAACGCCTCACTTGCGGCATCGTCCTGGCTCATACCATCATTTTTTACCAGGTCGCTCATAATTGACTTGGCTTCCTCTCTATCCTCTTTGGATAGTTTTCTAAATGCTTTCGTAATCATACGGCTCCTGATTCGTACATAGCCATAATAATAGCTATTAACTCATCATCCTCCTTTTTACGTTTGGCGATAATGCCATCAACACCGTAATAGCCTGGAGTATGCTCATCAACCTCCTCAGCCACTTCGACCGGAGTTAAGTGCCTGAACTCCAGCCTGTTGTCATATCTGACCTGGTATCGGTGAATACCTGGGGAAACAGCAGTGACAACCGGCGTAACATGCCTAAATTCAAGCTTATGACTCGGCGTTACATTGGCCTGTTTGACATAATTAACGGCAGGGGCGGCAACAGCAGTAACAAAGGTCGCTGCTATCGCGCTAGTTACTAGACCCTTTCTACCCCATCGAATAATCATGAGCGTGTAATCACCGAAATAATTGTGTCGTCGCAATCTGTTGCTGAGAATTTATAGGTAATTTTATCGCCGTTGGTATCGGCTGCGGTCATGTCAATTTGGTAAACGCCATCGCTGACCTCGGCAATCGTGCCATTAGTGCTGACAAATGCAGCGCCGTCGATGCTCATTTCACCCGTCACTGTTTTAGATGTGGCTGCGGTATAATGGTCTGAGGTAAGCACCATCGGGAACTCGAAATTGTCACAACCAGCGTTTTTAACGATGCCAGCAGGTTCTGTTAATGCTGCGATAGACGCCGGTAAAGTCGTTCCGGTATCGACCAGAATATCATCCACAATGCCGTCTATGATGTCTTGTTTGGCTTCCGTTGCCGCGTTATCAGTGCCGCGCATATCTGTATTGGTGGTTGTGGTCGCTACAAGGGTGACATTATCAATAGCACCCGCTGTGGTATTGATTGATGCCTCGGCCATACGAGAATCAACTGCGGTCTTGATAGCCCCTAGTCCGTCTGTAGCGTTGGAAAGGTCTGTTTGTATACCATCCACAACTGTGTCAACCGTTGCGAGCGCCGCTGCTGTGGCGAGTGCTGCGTCTGTAATAGCAGTATCACATTGAGCGTTTACGTCTGCTGCTGATACGTTCTCAAGTCCTAAGTCTGCCGTAGTCGGGTCGAAGCTAACAGGCCATACATTAACGGTCTGAGATACCGCTCCTGTTAGAACTTGAGTAAAGGCTACATGGTCGCCGTTAGTCTCTGCTTGTGCTGGTACGTAAGACCATTGGCCGTTGCCTTCATGGGCAGAAGTGCCTGCACCTGTGCCTTGTGTACCGCCGTCTATAGTGTAGTAAACGGTTGGGGTTCCGGTAGTGACATCAGAACCATCTGTTGTGCTAATGGCCTGAAATGATACGGTTTGACTTGCTACATTTTTACGCATTAGCTGAAACCTTGCATTGATTGTGTAATGGTTGCGTTAGCAGCCCAAAAAGGATTAAAGCCGCTTTCTTCTGCTGCTGCCGCGCCTGCTTCTATGTATTGGGTGTAGGGTTGCAGGATTTGGTAGGGGTTATGGTTTAGCTCGCGCACCTCTGTGGCACTCAAGCACCTGTCATAAACAACAACTACGGATATGTGATTATTCCAGTGATTCTGTTGACCTGTTGAGAACGTAACAGCGCCGATAGTAAGTGTGTCTAGTCCTGAAAAAGTTAAATTTGATGCGTTGGTAGTTGTTCCCCTTGCAGAACCGTCATCATAGACCCCGTTAATGTATGCCGTAATGGGCTGGCCCGATTGCTGGACAGAACAGATGCTGTACGGATTTGGTGAGGTGTTGATGGTATAGGCAGAGTCGACAATGTTGTTATTTGTTCCATCGTTGTTGTTTACTCTAGCATAGCCCGACACCACCCTCCCGAGCGAGACTCGAACATTAGTCGTTGTGCTATCCGATAATGTTGCTGCTCTTAAATGAGTGCCGCCTGTTAAAACTTCACTATAAACCTTTGTGAATATAGTAGATTCTGCACCAATATCAAGGGGAATCTTAAAGTAATCATTGCTGCCGTCAAACTTGAGCTGCCTCTCTCCATCTTTAACTTCTAGGCTGGTGGCCTCTCCTGAATACAGCCTACCAGAAACTGCATCATATACGCTATTTATGTGCGGTAAATGAATAATTACCGCAGCCAACCCCTTGCTCAAAGGATTGCCCCAATTAACACCAGCCGGATAATTGGGCTTTCTGGTATGCCTACGCTTTAGGGGTATAAGATAACTACCTGTGGCGGCTGCTACTGGTACAGATGCCTCTATTAGCTGGGTGTAGGGTTTGTAAACAATATTAGGGTTTGCGCTTAATGCTAAACCCTCCGCTTCATTAAAAGCTCTGCCGAACAAATGAAGATAAGACATATCCCCATGAAACGAATTACCAAACGCGCCATTAAAGACTGTACCAATATTCGATTCTTTAAATGATGATGTTGGGGCTGATGTTGACGACCCTGTATTTGTACCGACCTTGACGCCGTTTACATATAAAGCGGACGCACCTGCGGCATCAACGGTATACACACAGTCGTACCATTTTGACTGAGTAAGATTGTGTGTAATATTATTTACGTTAAATGTACCGACCGCGCAAGTTAAATCGCCGTTGGTATCTAAAAATATATAAAGCCCGTTAGTGCCGTTCTGGAATCCCCACTCGAAAATGCCAAGCTGGTCGCCCGGGGTTACATCATCAGCCTTGATGCCAAATGAAACTGTAATCGGAGCGGCGGCATATGTACCAAAGACAGCATTCCACGCATCACCAAATAAATCATCGTTAATGTATTCGGCATCAGATGAATCAGAAGATGCGAAATGTGCGCCTATCCCTTTTGTTGTAGCGACTTGCGTTACAGCATTGTTAACCCATACAGGTTTTACTTTACCCTCTGCCCTTTCTGGTCTGTCGGAAAAAGTATTACTAAACGCATGGCTACGCATTAAGGTAGAGCTATAGTCTAGCTCAGGTTTATTAGGCTTCCTTACATGCCTACGCTTTAGGGGTATAAACTCCATTAGGCACTCGTAAATTCAACGCCGCGATATTCAAGGTGGTTATTTGTACCTGTTACGTGTAAAGCTGCGCCTGTGCCTGTGCAAGTTTCTTCTGTGAAATTAGCAAACATGGTTATGCGCTCGTGTAGGTGATGCCTTGATAAGAGAACAAGCCCGATTGTGCCGCCGCTAACGCGCCAGTATGGTCGTGAGCAAGGAACAGGCCCCAATAATCAGGCATGATTCCACCAAATAGCTGAGCGATACTAAACGGCTGTATGTAATAAGTAAGACCTGCTGTTGCAACCGTTACTGATGCAGAGCCGCCAAATCGCAGGCTATTTAATACAGACACATGGCCTAGCGTTTCTGCGCTATCTGTACCATCTAAAACGTCAATTGCTGTAGTCCCTAAAGATGTATCAGAACCCCACACATAAACATTAATTGTTTGCCCGACTGTTGGGGCTGTTGATGCGTGACCTGTAATACCGTCTATGTTAACCAGACAATCCATATAATTATTAGATGAGTTATCAATCTCAGTACATTCCCTGCCTGCCACAAAGGTCGCAGAACCTGCAAGGCTCGATATATCGAATGTGATTGCTGTTGCTGCCGTGGTGGTTTGTTTTGTTTCAGCCATTATACTACCCTCGCTTGTGTTACATCGCCTTCACGAACTTTAATACCTAGCTCTTGTGCGCGTGATACTGTGTCGCTACCCATTGAAGTTATTGAGTCTGCCTCTGGTTGAGTAATAAGGCCCGCTGAAACTAAAGCCGATAGACCCAAGTTAAATGGCTCGACAGTTACATCAATATCAGTAATATGCGGGTTTTCAAACAAAGAAAACACGGCCAGTACAGGCTTGCGTTTGGCCGCACTAGCATCTGCCTTGGCTTCGATGAAGTCTCCGAGCTTCCCAATACCGCCTAAGTATTTAAGCAGGTCGGATACTTGTACTCGTTTGTTGACGACACGATTGACGGTATTAAGTGAAGCCGCTGCTTCTGCGTCTGTCATGCCAGCGTAGTTCAACGCTAGCGGGTCGGTCTGTAACTCGTTTTTTAAGCTCATTTAAGGCTACCTCAGCTTATCGTAAATTGGCGTTATTGAGACTATATCACCCTTTTTATCGCGGGTAATGTCGAATCTAATTGGTTTAATCATAAGCATTTTTGCCACTTCGCCCATGACTGCCTCATTATGGTTGACGGCCTCGCGCATAGAGGCGATAGCCTGCTCAGCCATACGGGTTGAGTCGTTTTTAGGTTTCTTGGTTAGCGTTTTGAATTGTGCTGTGGAAAGCTCTCTCATAGCAAGCCCCCCTCAAAGTGGTCAATCAGGTCGCTTAGCTCTGTGAAATACTGCTCTGGTTTCTTCCCCTCAAGCAAGACAAAGGCATCCGGGCCGTCATCATAAAAGAATGATGCAACCTTTTTGCCTTTTTTATTTACTACCTGGTGAGTTTCGTCAGGCGTTTTAGCCTTAATAAAGTCGAACCTGGAGCCTTTTATCTTACCGGCTCCGGCCCATTTCTTGGCGTCTAGTAATCTCTCACTGGAAACACCACCGGGATTGGCAGCCGCTTCTTGCTCAGCTCCTCCTCCCGCTCCTTTCTTGCTTTGGCCGCCGTTTCGGGCGAGAACACTACCGCCTTGCCCTTGGCCGATTTCTTTGATGGTTTTCGCTTGCTCATTAATAACCTCCTTATCATGGAACCTAGTATATAGGGAATCATCGAGAATTTCCAGTTTCCCGCCCTTGCCTGACATTGCAATATGCACTGGTATATCGGCATTGTTGTCGAACAGCAAGGCCTCATCGACTAACTTTGCATAATCCTCGAAGGCACCCGAAAATCCCTTGTGTGCGGCCAGCATATCGCCACCTGGCACAAATCTGTAGCTAGCAAGGCCTCTTGTAACCGCTCTTTTAACGGCTTCCTCGGGGTCCACAGTGACGCCTATCAGCCGTACCTCATAGCCCGCGCTTTTAAGCTCCTGGATTTTTGTAATACCCTTGGTTTTGTCTCCGAGCGTTACGTCCAGGAGAATATCCGTTTTCTTCGTAATAGCCTCGGCCTGCAATTTCTTAGCTAAATCACTAGACTCCTCATGAGTTATCTCAGCCGCACGTCCATCGCCAGCCTCGATAATCTGCTTGTACTCAGGGATGGCCTCTTTTATGTCATCGGGATTAATCTCCACCACCCCTTTATCTGGAATGTGGCCCTCCTGGCGTAGCATCTTGACAATAGTGCCCTTACCGGATGCGCCACCGCCACCCATGACATAGGCCACCGGATTGCGGTCCGTCACGGTTACGCCTTGGGCAAGCCTTTCATTAACTATATTTTCCCGTATAGCCAGGCGCTCAGGGCTTTTATCACCGACCCTGGATTGTAGCAATGGGTCGCCTTCCTGTAATCGCTTCGGTGCGTCCGGCATACCAAAATTAACGGCATTTTCATCTATTGCCTCGTCACCTTGCATGATGCGCTTAGCTCTGCCCAGGTCAGTTTCCCGCTGTAGTTTTACGGCTGAGTCTCTGAACTGGTATTGAGTCGGCAATCCTGGCACCTCTGGACCTGTTGGGAGACCTGTTCCACGTGGAACATCAGGCGCGTCAAGTAAAGCGCCGTCACTTGGCGCTGGTCCGGTTTGCCCTTTCAGGTCATCAGGTGTCACCGGGCGGCCAATTTCTGTGGTTTTAGGCGTATTAAACCGCTTAAATCTCTGCAATGCCTTCATTGTCATGGCTGCTGAGTGAAAGGCGAGCGCCAGAGTGCTGGTAATTCCCGTATTTTCTATGATGTTTTTCAGTCTGCCCTCTGAGTCGGTCTCGTTTTGATTGTCGGCAAGCCAATCTATAAACAGGTTATCAACACCCATTTCCTTAACAAGCGATGATAATCGCTCCATATGAGGGTCGATGGCTGTGCCTGACGTGATGATTTCTGCGAGTACCGCATTAAAGGTCGTACTGGTTTTGACGCCGGATGCAACTGATACCGCCTTTGCGCCTTTCATATACAGGCCAAATGGCGCTATAAACTTGGTCATTTCCTGAGTAATTTTATCCACATTATCTCGGGGCTGCATTTCCTGGACCATCGCGTTATACCAATCAGGCATTTCGCGCTCCATCCACTCATTAGCCTGGTCGATGTTTTCTTTACCCACGGCAAGCTCAAGCGTGTTCTCAATGGCACCGGCAAGGCCACCGGCTACGTTTTGAGTGCCGCGCACCGCTGTTTCTGCAATGGCTTTTACTGCGCCATGCATTTCTTCCCTGGGGTCAGGCTTTTCCTCTGATATTGGTTTTTCAGCAGGTTTTATTTCATCAAGCTCAGTCTGTACCGCTGTTTGACGGTCAATCTCACGCGCTTTATCCAGGGATTCTCTCTCCTGGGCAGCCTCAAGCCCGCCCTCAGAGTAGCGTGGATTTGATGCATAGGCCTCATAAGCGTTATTCATTTTCGAGCCTTTCTATTTTGCGCTGGCGTAAATTAAACTGCCTTATATAGTCTTTCGTTTCCTCTGAGCCTAAATCGGCGTTCTCAATCTCCTCGATACTGGTATAAATAACCGTTTTACCGTCAGAGTCCTTGAACTCAAACTGCTTCTCTTTGGCTTTGTTGAGCTTCTTGGTGCTTACTTCGCCCTTAATCTCTTTAACCAGGTTATCGGCAATCTCTGGAGCCTTAACCCTGCGCTCCTCAAGGGGTAGCATGTTGACCTCGTTAAAGTACCTGGTTAATGCCAGGTCGGCTCTGCGAGCATCATCCTGAGTAACCCTGATACCCTGGACGCCTTTGACAATTCCCAGCGAGGCATTGATGCGGCGCGCTCCTTCGCGGCCCTCCATTGTGCTTCTCCAGTTACTCTTATCCTCGGTGAGCTTGCGATGCTCATCCAGGATTTGGATTCTGTCGCTCATTTTGAGCCGTTTGTCGGTCATAATTTCTGACTCAGTGAAGCTCAGCAAATCAGCCTTATAGCCCACCATTGCAACACCATCAGAAAAGGCAGGGCCTTCTGCTTGCGCTGAAATGTAAGTGCGGCCAATCTGAGGGTCGAGCTGGTCATTTCTTACCATATCCTGGATTCTATCATCGGTTAAATTGCCCGATAACAATAAATCAGTAGCTGTTCGTTCGCCCTGCACCCACCTGGCCGTACGCTCTGCCGCATCACGGGCCAGCTCAGCATCCTCGATGGCGTGTGAGTCCTTCATCATCTTGACCATTTCCAGCTCCATCTTTTTACGATATTCCGGGTCACGGTCTCCGAACTGCTTTTGTTTCTTAAAGTTGTTGATGTATTGAACGGCCTTACCTTCCTGGATGGCTTTCGCCATGCCGCCATAGACGCCAGCATCCTCAATATCGCGGGTAATGTCCCGGCGCAAAGTCTCGGCTGCTTTAGGGTCCAGCATACCGGCCAGCTCACGGCTATTGGTCAGCGTTATAGCTTTATCGTATGAATTGGCGGCTATTTCAATTTCACCCTCCTTGGCCGCGTTCATCGACTCGGTTTTGTACAGGTCAACGGCTGTTGATATGGAGGCATCATGCTGCTCGCGCTGGAAAGTGCGAAGCTCCGAGCTAATCTTAGCGCCTGCTTTTACAATCGCTTGGGCTAGCTCATCCTGAACCAGTGGTTTAATCCTGTCAGGCACCCCTTCCAATAAGCCCTCGCTATAGGCCTTAGCCTTGGTTTCGTAGGCCACCGGGTCGCGGGCGCTCTCTGACTCAATGCGGCTCAGGTTCTCGAACATATCCAGCTTGATAGCAGATACATGCGAGGCTGTAGCGCCTTCATTCCAGGCTCTATCGGCAATGGTATCGCCGTCACGTAATGTGATGACAGTCTTGCCCTGGCCGTCAATCAGGCCTTTTTCTTTGGCTTTTCTCGCCACTTCCTGGTCGAGCCGGTTTTCCTCTTGCTGCTGAAAGGCAGACAGGCGCTGGGTCAGGCTCTGGAATAGCTGGGGCGCATTGCTGCGAACCGACTGCTGATTAGTTAGTCTGCTCTGATACCTCATACAGTGCCCCGTGCGGTCGTTCTGCTTACAAATCGTGCTGCTTCACCGCCTGCGCTCAACAAACTGAACTTGGTCGCATTAGAGGCGTTCTGTTTTAGCTGGTCTATACGGTTGGCCGTATTAAGGGCATCGGTCGACTGGTCCAGCTCGAAGCGTTCAATATCCTCAAACTGGATGGCCGCCGCACTAGAGCCTTTCTCGAACGTGAAGCCAGATGCACCCGTCCTTACATTTTGTAAAGCTAAAGCTCTTACCAGGTTACGCTTGCGCTCAATCTGGCGATTTCGGGCATTAAATTGCTCATCTTTGGCCTGCGTCTCCAGGTTTGCTGATTCTGCCTCACCCTGGAAAAGACGTGATGCAATGCTGGCACCTGCGGCAACATTAGATAAAAGACTGCCGCCGCCGAATAACCCTCCGGCCGTTGCTGCTGCCGTTGCTGCCGTTGCTGCGCCGACTGTCGTAACAAGGCCTGTGGCCGCTGCTGTAACCGGTAAAGCCGCTGCCGCCGATGTGCCAATAATGGAACCAAAGCCTGCGACCGCTGGAGCCGCCGCAAATCCCATTTCAATAACAAGGGCTTTTTTAAGATATTTAACCGGATTCATTGCATATTCCTCGTGCTATAATCGGCGCACGGGTGCTTGAACACCCGGCACCTGACAATGACTTAATAGGAGTAAGCCAATGGCTAAAGATATTATAACCCAAAAGCGTCTTAAGGAATTGCTTAGCTATAACACAGAAACGGGGCTGTTTACTTGGCTTGTTTCGACCGGAAAAGCCAGAGCAGGGAGTGTCGCCGGAACTACGTCCACCAATGGCTATGTTTATATAACCGCTAACGGGACCAGGAGAGGCGCACATAGATTTGCCTGGATGTATGTTTACGGAAAATTTCCTAAAAATGATATTGACCATATTAACCATAATCCCGCTGATAACAGGATTTCTAATTTGCGAGAAGTCACTAGAGCTGAAAACATGAGAAACGCATCTTTGAGCAAGGCCAATACTAGCGGCGTAACTGGCGTTGGTTTGTTCAGGCGAGACAATAAACATCATTCTCAAATAATGATTAATGGCGAGACCATTCATTTGGGCTACTTTGATAACTTCAAAGACGCCGTTGACGCAAGAAAAAAAGCCGAGATTAAATATAATTTTCATAATAATCATGGTCTTAGGCGCTGACCTCCAAATCAAGGGCCAGTATCGTCATGGGTACCGGGTCCTCTTGTGTAATTGTGACCTGGGCTTTCTGTGACCAGCCATGCAAGTATATCTCGACGGTCTCATCCGATGGAGTGGGCACATCATCAAAAGTATCATCATCGAGCTGCCTATCCGGCAATCTCTCGCCGTTCACAAAGACACCAAGCGACTGATAACGGTTGATAGTAGCTCTCACGATGCGCTTTTCCCTGTTAAGGGTCGGGCCATCCTGAAAACCATCATTAACCGGCATAGTCTTGATAGTCGGGTTAAAATCCAGACCATACTCCAGGGTTTCAGCGTCAGGTGTCCTCTCAAGGGTAAATGAGCCTCCTGACACCACCGCATTTGGCTGTATAGCGCCACCAAGCTTAACCCGGACCGTTTCACCTTCCAGATGGTCTGCGCCCGTTACAGTGGCGCTGGAGTGGCTTGCTGAGTAAACGGCCGAATCAGTACAAAGGTCGTCATCCAGTTTTTCCAAATAGTAGACGGTATCGCCATCAATAGTGCGCTCAACCAAAAAATAGGTGTCAAAATCCAGAACACCGACACGCTTGAACAGTCCGGCCTCAGTGGTCCAGGGACCAGACCAGGCAGCAATTTCTTGTTCACGCAATGTATTAAGGACCACCACATCACCAGCCGTATTAACCATGTAAACATAATTTGTTTCTGTGGTTTGAGTGCCTGCCACCGCGTCAATATCGACCGGTGTATTAATTAGATGGCTGGATAGCTGTGAAACAGAATTAGATACATGAGAGTCCTCAGCAAATGAGAACAGAAACTCACGAAAACCCTGGCCATTTCGCTGAACGTAAAGCGTGGCACCATCAATCGAGGCCGTTCTGACCGCCGCTGAGCCGTATCTGGTCTGCCTGACCACCGAGAAATTCTCAGGTAATACAGGGGTTGTCGGGATAATGAACTCACCGCCCGATGTAAAGATTTCCAGGGTGCGACCTGGCACCACGTTGCGGATTTCGTTCACTTGGTCAGTGTCCAAAGCGCCCACGATGGCCTCATCAGGCTGTCCTGTGCCTACATTAAAGTTATAAAAGTCATTGGTTACGCTCATCCACAAGCCTTGGGGCCTGCCTTTGGAGCCACCAAATACCATCCGGCCCTCAAAGAATGTGACGGTAAGCGGCCAGCCTCGGGTAGTCGACCAGGTATCCTCAGCGCCTGAACCAAAATCATATTGCGGAATATTGGTCAAAGGCACGTCATCAATAACCCATAACCCCTCTGAGGTCGTGTCGCGCACGATTCGTTTAGGGGCTATGTTTTTGTGAGTGATAATCAGGGTATCGGCTGATTGTGTCCAGTTAATGGTATCAATCTGAGTCGATAGGTACTCAATCGGGAATTGCGCCAGCAATACGTCATCTTTATAGACCAGCATTGAGCCAAATCCACCGCCTCCCGCAATGGCTATCATGTAATTTTGTTCGGTATTAAACGAAAACGGGATTAACCGGGCATCACTGGCAGCTCTACCGGTGAATAGGCTAAATTCTCCCAGGCTCATTACCGCCGCGCCCTCATCCTCAGCCAAAGAGCCTCGGCGCACCGCCCAATAGCGGGCACTTATTCCGATATTCCTGCGAAAATCTCTGGCCGTGGTATCAATTTCCATTGATGTATTAGGGACCGCGAACCAGGTTGATGCGTCACTACTGTAATAAATGGCAAAATCTGCGGCATTAGACCCAGCCGATAACTTAATGCCCACCACGTCAGCAAACTCAATAGTCTGCGCTGTGCCTAAATCATATTGAACCACCATATAATTGGCAGTAGTACCAATAGCTGTAGTGGTGGTTAGAAGGGTTGAGCTGTCATTGTCGTTGGCGTTAGCAGTAGTGCCACCATTGGGAGCCGTAATAGTTTGACCCGTTACCCGGTCGGACGGAATCTCGATAGCATCAATGTATTTCATGCCAGGCCTGCGAGCTGCACCACCCTGGGGCAAACAAAGCGCGTTATCCAGGTTCTCAGCACCGTTGTTATAAGCTCTCACGTCGATACGTGCGCCTAATCGGGGGTCGAGAACACCGGCATTAAACGATGATTGTATGCGGCGGATGCGCGGCATTTATCGGACCTCTAAAAATGGTGCTGATTCTATCGCGTTATTAGTCCTGCCTTGGCTGTCTCGGTTCTGAGCAACCAGCATTTGAACACCGGCCTTAGCGTCCCAAATCTCGGCCAGGCTTCGATTGTCCGTAACAGAGACCGCAAACTCGGCGGCCAGTAGGTATTGCATGTATTTGACGAAATAAGGCGGCAAAGTAGACTCATCTGGTTTGAACCAGTAGTCGATTTCGACCTCCTCCTCATCGGAATAGAGTTTATCCTCGTAAATCTCGAAGGTGCTGCGCGGATAAGTGCGATACACCAGCAATAAGTCACCTGGAAGCTGAAAGGCGTTTTTCCACTCATTGAGCGGTGAGGCGACTAATTTAGATAATGCGACTTTACCCATAGCAAAACGCCAGGGGTAGGACGTGATGGCGTCCTCGTAAACAGTGGCATACAGATTCGAGGCGGTCTTTGCCCCGGCACCTGCATCGGTAAATGAGTTGATAGTGCCGTGCCCGATTAACAGCAGGGCATTGGATGACATAGAAATGTCAGTAGCCATACAAACTCCTAAAGATAGGCACCCCCGAAGGGGTGCGAATCAGTTTTAGTCAGTGTCAGTTTCAGTGATGGCTAGGCCGTCAGAAACGTCCACAACACCAGAGGCGTTAGTTAAAACACTAACAAAGCTGGTGGTCGGGGTTGCTGTATCCACAACAATGATTACGTCACGAACCGTTAATAGGTCAGATGCATCATTGAAGTAGGCAGCCGTATTGACAGTAGCGATAGCGTCCGCGCTTGAGTACATCCATAAGCGTGGAGAGCTGCCACCTGGGCCAATTTGAGATAATCCAGAAAGTGCAAAAGCCATGATAGCCTCCTATGTTTCGTCAGCGTTGACTTGGATTAAACCGGCAGTATCGCGGATAGCTGCGCCACACTTCATCATGCCATTACATAGCCATGAAGTCTTTTGAGCAATCCAGTTTACATCGGTCGTAATGTCGATACCGGTCGCAAGACCCACGGCAGATTTATGCCATGCGTAACCCTGGCGAACATCACCAGCAGCAACCGTTAGGCCGCCTTCATCACGAGACTCGATAATGTGCCAGTGGAAGCCCATCCAGTAGTCCAGAGTACCGGTCATCAGTGACTGAACACTGTTGTAATCGGCACTGCCTACCTGAGTTTCTAACAGCATGGCGCGAAGGCCATCAGCAGAAACCATGATGTGACGGTCCTGGTCAATAGGAACACCGGCATCGTTAAGCTCTTTCGAGGCTTCGACTACCTTTTCGATGTTCATATTGGTATCAGCACCACCAACCGAAGTGGCTACGGTCGCACCCGGAGTTGCGTCATCCATCGCGTCGATGATGATTTGCTCCTGACGACGATGCAAAGCGCCAGCGATGGTATTCGCTAGTTCTTCTTTTTCGTCGAAATTGACCTCAGCCGCGTCAAAAATATCGGTGTATTCTGGAGCGTTCCAGTTACCGAGCGTGGCTGTAACCAGGCTGTGAGAAATGTCCATTGGGGTAACATCAGCTTGCGAGGCTTTCTGATTCGCAAGGCCTTTGCCCATTGCACGGAATTTGTAGGTATCACCTACTACGTTGTTGCGTTGCGTGACTGCGTTGACGATGCCGCCATTAGTAGCGCCCATAGTTTGATAGGCATGTTTTACCATGTCGTCAAACTCTGTCGATGCAGCCGCTGAGAGTGTCTTACTCATAGCGAGTCTCCTAAAAAGAGTTGATTTGGTTTTTTAGGGTATCTCGCAATAATGCGGGGCCTATATATTACTTACTTCAAGTAACAGGCCGACGAGCGGGTATCTGTGTCTTGATTGTTATTGATTAGCCGGGCGGTGTCAATAGGCGTATAATCGGGGTTGGGTAGTTGTGGCTACCACCCTAATCACGGACGTTAACCTACCACGTTACGCTTTGGCTCGGTGCCAAATAACTTCTCATACATGCGGCTTGTTTCATCACGAAATGCTTTATCAGTCTTGTAGCGTGGGTCATTCATGCGCTCACGGATTTCTGAGTGCTGCAAGCCAGTATCAACCTCTGACTTGTCTTTCGGCACCTGGAAACCACGGGTTTGCTGAATCAGGGCCTCAATAGCTTTCACGCCTGCCGCTGTAGTAGTGGCTGCTAATATACCCTGATAGTCCTCCTCCGATAGATTAGCCTTGGCAAAGTCATTGATGTTTTGCAGTCTGGCCTGTGCATTGTCACCCAGGGCTTTAAGCTCAGATTCACGGTCAGTGCCCATGAGCTGCGACTCATTACCGATATAGCTGTGCAGAATTTGGGTAAATACTTCCTGTGACATATTGGATTCGCGGGCAATCGTCTGGAAACTCTCCATTAACGGGTCGCCATCTATCCATTCACCTTCCACGCCCTCGGGGAATGAAAGCTCGTAATCGCCTTCTGGAGCGCCTACGAAACCGCCAAAGCGTGATTCTAGGTCGGTGTAGGCCTTGGCCTGGTCGGCAACGGATTTATATTTGCTGTCTTTGTACCATTCTGGCTTGTCGCCTTCACCCTGTACGCCTTCTGACATATACCAGGGCTGGTTTTCTGTTGTTTCTGTTGTTTCCTCGTTAGGTGTCGCCTCATCGGCGGCTATCAAAGAATCTGATTCTTCCATTATTTTTCTCCTGTTTCACTGTTATGGATTGCTGCTAGTATGCACCGCACAATGTCATCCTGGCCGCCGCGCCACACGTCCATGCGCTCAGTGCCTCTCGGGTCTACCTGGGGCCGTTTAATGGTCCAATCCATCAAATAACCCAAAACACGCAAGCCAAGCTCAGAATCCAGGAATAACTCCCGAAAATCTGAGTTCATGGCCTTTATCTGTTGCTCCTGCTCGCCTCGTATCAGGCCGAACTGAGGATTGTCCAGGTCAAGTGCGCCCCAGCCTGTAATATCACCCTTTAATTCTGTGACTTTACCCATGAGTGTCGCCTATTTCTATAGGATGCAAGCTGCCATTTTGAGCCGCTATGAACTCTTCATGAGTAACCGGAGTAACCGCCCCGGTTTTTGCATTGGCTAGTTTTTTCATGAGTGACATAGCCGCCTCATTGGTTTCATCCACTACAAAGATTATCTCAGCCACCTTCTGCCTCCAATTGTGATTGTGCAATGATTTGAGCAACCATCTGAGTGAGGGCTTGCTTGCCTTGCGGGCCTTCATCCTCACGATTTAGCTCAGCAGGGACACCTAACAACTCACCCATAACGCGAGGGATTTCCTCGACCTTGGCACCACCCATAAAGATTTGAGGACCCAAAGCGCCGCCGATTTCCATCCAGCGAGTAATATTCTGGATTTCCTCAGCATCCTGGGCACGGGCAAGGGGAGACTCGTAACGGAGCGTGACCTCTTTACCGTCGAGCTTGAAGGGGGCGACTTTACCCAGGCGCTGCAAGATATACAGGCCACGTTTAATCAGCTTTTCAAGCAATTCGGTCTGTAAACGGCCAAAGGTCGCCCCTGCCGTCTGAACTAGCTCCTGTTGTCGGATGCTAATTTCAGTGGCACTTTTTGTCGGGCCTTCAACTGGTCCAAGTTGGTTTGAATATAAGGCGTCATTGATATTGGCGCGAAGGTCGGCCAGTACAATTTGCGATACATCAATACCTCCTCCTGTGTCCAATCGGCGCAATGTAGGGTTTTCTGTGGCATTGCTAGATACCGGAATCAATGAGTTAGGCACTAATTGTATAGTATAAGGGTTAATGGCACCATCATTGACGTGGGTATAGATACCGGCAATGTCGATAGCTGCCCGGCGCAATGTGAACTCGACCACCTTATTGGCCGTCAAAATGTCAGGGAGCGCCTGCATAATCGGACCACGGCCAAGGATTTCACCCGGCATGACTGAGGTTCTGAACACAATCCAGGGACTAACTTCCTCCTCACGCTCGACAATGATTTGCATACCGCGCTTAATCATTACCTTGTAGTCATAACCCTTGGTTTCGTTGTTATATATCGTGCCCTCGATGATTTTGTGCTTACTGTCAGGCTTGTTTTTGATTTCCTGCTGGACGGTGTGAGGTATCTTGGCATCAGGCCATTTGCGCTCAATCAGTCGGCCTGGTACGTCCCACTCGCGGAAAACGGTCTCGATAGTCCCATCAGGACCTTCCTCGGGTACGATTTGACTCGCTGGCACCGCTACAATATCAAAGGGCTGGTCGTCATCACCCTCCTGGAACAGCAGGGCACCGGTAGAAACACCGGCCTCCAGGATGGCCTCATGGGCTTGAGTCGCCAGGGCTGAGTGGTTAAAGGCGGCAAATAAGGTATCAGTAATCTGTTCGAGCAATACCTTGGCCTGTTCCTTTTCCTCATCGGGTATCTCAGAGCCTGGAACGGCTGTGGCCCATTGACGCCAGGGCGGCATAATCGTCGCCACCATACGAGAAGCCCACCGCTGCAATCCATTAATGGCCGTGGAGTCATAGACTTCTTCGTTTTTCTTTTGGCCCTCGCGCTGGTTGCTATAGAACTCCTCGCGCTGAGGTAGGGCATATTGATAGGCCTGCTGGAGAACATCTATCCACAGAGCCTTACGGGAATTAGCGGCATTGAACCGCTTTAGCATCGCCTGTCCGTTCATCCTAATGTACCCCTAATACCGCGAACGTCACCCGATATAAGCGAGGCTCGACCAGCAGACAGTCGACGTTGGCGCTTTAAAAGCCCCTCTTTTCGTGATGGTGTCCTGGGTTTTAACAGGGTTGCAGGTTGTGGCCGAGTAAATTCAACCGGTAAGGCAAGGATTGAGTTATAAATATTGGTTTTACCGGGGCCATTCTCAGGCTTTATTCCGGCGCGATTCTGCGCTGTCAGTCTGGCAATAGGCATATCAGGCACCCAGCGTTTCAGATAGGCCTGTTTCCTCGCCCGATATTAAGGATGCTCGGCCTCGACGCTTACGCTTGAGCGCATTGGTGCGGCTTTCTTCCTCGGATTTCAGCTTTGCCAGCTCATCTTTTTGACGCTGCTCGGCTTCTGCCTTTTGTCGGATTTCTTCTGGTGAGGGTCCTGCTGGCTTCTTAGGTTTTGAGCCGCCGAATATTTTGCCCATTATGCTTCTCCATGTGCTTGTATAGTTGATAAGGTGTCGTCACCAAACAGGCACGGATGCCGAGTAGTGACTTCATCGCTTCAACGCAAGTCCACGGCGCGAACAGAGAACGAACACGGTATCGCGGCTTTCGCCATGCTTCGACGTATTGCAGATGCGTATAGTCCACGTCTTTCAATACATCATGAATAGTATCGTACTGGTCAAAGGGTAACACGTCAAATTCGGTCCATCCAAGCGATAAATCCATTTTAAGCCAGAATAGCCCGTTATATTTGACCGCAGTTACGTGTTTAAAGCCTGGTTTTAGAAAATCACTGTACCAGTAGCGGGTGCCGTCATCCTCATAAACGAAGTAATAGCGGGCCTTTGATTGACCTACCAGGTGCCCTGACTCCAGGAGACTGTGATTTATTGGGCGGTGAAAGGGCATTAAAAGATATTGAAAGCGTTATTCATGACCACGGGTTGCATGTTGGCCGTCTGGCTATCGAAATACCCTTGCGCGAACTGCATAAAGGCATCGGCTGGGTTGCTGGCCCAATCATGGTGAGGTTTTCTCTGGTAAACATCATCCTCGTCATTGTACTTGTAGCGGTAATTGCTCAATCCATCCAGGCCTCGCTCCATTCTCAGGCCCCGCTCATCCTGGGCTGTATGGAAATAACACTCTGGAAAGATGTTCCGGGCTAGCTCAATAGCCGTCTGCTTCACGCTGATACGTGGCACAATGTTAATCGGCTTCACTCCCAAGGCTATCATCTGCTCTTTGACGTTTTTTTTCATGCCCAGGCGGTCATGGTCGGCATCATGGGGGAAATAGTGGCGCTCATAGTTATAGTCGAACTTGTTTAGGACCTTGGCGAAGTGTTCCAGCTCCTCAAGCCTGGCCTCGTAGTAATCAATGAACCGATACTCTTTGCCGACTCGCTGCATAAACCAGATACAAGTATGGTCAGAGCGGCCAATATCCCAAAAGGTGCAGACACCAGCGCCTTTAACCACGGGGATATTCAGCATACGGCTAAATCCCTTCAAATCTTTACGCTTGGCATCCAGTATCTGCTGACCGAATATCGCGCCCTCAGCAAGCTGTTTAAGCTCACCTTCCCAAATATGCAGGTATTTCTCAAAGTCACGCTCTTTCATGACCTCCATTTGCTGGCGCAATACCTCGGGGAACCAGGGGTTATCAGCGTATGAAGCCTTAATCACTAGGCTGTCCGGTGGCGGTTCATTGGCGACAAATAGCTGGTAAATATGGTCAAACTTAAACCGGGTGTTGAATGATACCCATACCTCTGAACCCTCAGCACGGATGGTCGGGTCAATAATGTCCCATGAGCTTTCAGTCAGGCTATGGCCCTCCTCAATCCAGCAAATGTCGATACCTTCCATTGACTTGATTTCCTCGGGGTTATGCTTCACCCCCAGGAATATGAACTCAGTGCCGTTTATGCCGTATATCCCTTGCTGCTGTACGTCATAGAACGGGGATAGGCCCAGCTTTTCTATCTGAATCTTGAGTAATCGGTGAACGGATTGTTTGATGGATTTCTGTAGCTCACGAGTACATAAGATACGCATCGGCTTTTCAGTGCCTCGTATCAGTAGCTTTCTCGATATTGACCAGGAGCGGGCTGCTGCTCGACCACCATATAGGACCTTGTAGCGATGGTCCTCATCGAGTGGCCGGTATATCTTAGGGAACTTGGCCTCAATTACAGGGCCTTTAGTCATCTTCAACAAACCTTATTGGGGCCAGCCTGTAATCGCCGTGGTCGCCCTGTCTGAGCTGATACACTCTTAAATCGGTGGACACGAACACGGTCCCTAAATATTCAATCATCGACACAATAGTTTCGCCGTCTGGAACAGCAATAATACGGTCGGTTTTATTCATATTTAGTCACAATGGCGCTAGGCATGGGGTTATCCGGGTCATTGGCGTGTTGTATGCGTTCGCCATACTTCTTGGGCTTGAGCTTAGCGGCAATGAATTTTCTTGTGTCTACCTTTAGCCTGGAGTGTTGAATCTTTACCTGTGACGTAACCATCACCGGCTTTTCATCAACAATGACCGGCACACCATCAACCAGCAACGGCTCTTGGGCTTCATTATCAGCAATATCAAGCATATCCTCGACCATTAACTCAGCACATTCCTGTTTAGCGGTCTCGTATTGCTGCCTAAATTCATCCTTTTCCCTTAACCATCTAAACATTGTGGTCATTGCTGGCATGGTCTCCAGGGCGCAAATAGTTCTCATTGATTGGCCTAGTGCGACCTTCTCACATATTTTATCGGCCAGCCTATCAGTATAGTCTGTAGGTCTCCCTATTTTCTTTGGGGTCTTTTTCTTAGCGACTTTCTTTTTAGCTACCATATATAGCGACCGTCTGTTGGTACTGGAGCGTCATTAAGGGCCTTTTGAGCCTCAAGTAATTTTGATGATTCTCTAAATGCCTTTCTTACTTCTTGGTCGAATGATGTAAATTCTTCAATATAGCCTCTGCCATAAACCTCTTGCGGCGGCATGCGCTTACCGTCTTTGATTACGCCAGAGCCATTTGCCGCCATATCCTGCCATGCCTTTTCGAATTCGGTATGCTGCACTAGCTCAGGTGGCGTAAGCTCAGCTTCAAAGCTATTCTTTTCTCCTACAAGCGGCTCCGCACCGGCAGGCCTCATGCAGCCTGGAATTAATGGGGCTGCGGCTAATCCAGCGAGTAGTTTTAAAAATCCACGTCTTTTCATAATTTGAGCCTCTCTTGAGTTAATTCTAGCAGCTTTTCATCAGTATGATAACGCCGTTCAAATTCTTTCTTGTATGGGTGCCTAGATACACAGTCTTTATTGTTAAGCCCTGCCCGGTGGTGAAATACGCATAATCCTATGGTTTTGTAGTGTGCACCTTCCTTTCTGGACCCCTCGATATGATGTATTTCGCACGGGGTAAACACATCCAGAAATAGCCTGCATACGCAACAACCATCGCTGAGTACGTCACTCATCCAGGTAGTTTCGCCCTTTGTAGGAGTGCGTCCATTCATGAAACTTGAACCAATATATTAGACGCGACTGCCAGGACCAGCGCCAATATGGCAAGCTCTCCAGCCCACTGGCTATCATTCAGAGCTAAATATAGCGCCACCATGCTGATAAATAGGGCTGTTAGTGCGAAACCTATGCTTGTCATCATGCGTGACTCCTATCAATAGTGCGGTTATTGGCTTGCTGGGTTCGCCACATTTCGATTTTTAATTCAGCCGCTTTCATTTTCCAGCGCAGCTCCTCCTCCAGTGCTACTGCAATCTCAATGTCATCCAGTAGCTGTACATAATCTTTATGCGCGTAAGCGTAAGACTCCCGGACGTGCTGAGGCTCTCCGAGCTTCTTATTCATTAGCAGGGCCTTTTTAGACTTGCGAAACTCCATGAGCTGGATGCGGGTGCCTTTGGCGTTCGCGTGTGCCGTTGCGTTGTCTCTTATCCAGTCGTTGGCCCTTTCTGCCTGTTCATCCGTAATCATTCGTTACCTCCATAATTCAAAACATATCACCAGTATCTTTTTTACTGTAAGACCGTCGAGACTGAGCCACCTCAAATTTTATTCCGTTGTAGCCGAACCTGTTTACCGATACCTCACCGGCTCGCCTTATCAACGGGCCTTTCTCAGCTTTTTTCTCTAACCGCTTAAGAGCGTTGTACTGTTTCTTTGATACGGTTATTTTTTTAAGCTCACTGCCGTTTTTACGATGAAACTCTATCAAACGGTCAATATCGTTTAAAATATCTTCCTCAGTTTGTGAAATAGTAGGCATTAACTTAACTCATCTATAACATAATCAATTTTTACATTGATACCATTAAGGGCCTCAACGGCATCATCCATTTTTTCACGCAATCCTGACTGGTATTCCTCAACGGCTTCGGCTCTTTCTGAATCAATAAGAGCTATACATGATTGCAACAACTTGCTTGTTTCCATATCACCACGAGCATAAGCGGCGCGCTCAGCATCGTTTATATCTTCAATAGTGTTCATCAATGACCTCCAATAATAATCCTGCCCTTTTCCTCTCGCATCTTGCTGAGTATCCGGGCCATTTTTTCCTTCACGAAAGGTGAGCTGGATTTTTCAGCCGCACTCATTTCGATATACATGCACAAATCGCTGAACGCCTTGGCCGTGCTGCCTGCTGACTTGAATAGCTGGGCCAGCTCTCGCAATACCTCAACACCTAATCGCTCGCTTCCATCCGTGGCAATCAAGTCGATAGCCTCATCAATCATTTTATTGATTTTGTTGGGGCCAAAGCTTTTGCGCTTCACTTTTTAGCGACCTTTTTCTTTGTTTGCTTGGCCGGCTTTTCAGGGACGCCTCGCTCTTTGGCCTTTGGCTGTCTTGAACCAAGGGCGACAAAGTTATTACCGAGCATACCGCACCGGCCGATGCCATCCAGGCGCTCAACACTACAGGTTCGTTTCTCCTGGCCTGTTACCAGGTTCGGGTATTTTGATGCTTTGCATAGCGGTTCGGGTTTAACGTCCATAAAGTTATTACAATCCGCGCAAAATTTTGGTTTAGGTTTGTTCATGCTGTTCCTCGTAGTTGGGCTTCGGTTATGTGCTTTGCAGCATCAGGGCTAATCATTATATCCCCAATCCTGCCATGCATTATGTAATTACCTACGTGGCACTGTTCGCCAAATTTGTTGGTAACGTCCATCCTGGTAGTTTCGATAACATAGCCATCCTTTCTCAGTATCAGGATAGCGGCTGATAGCCGGTAAACACCGCAAACAGTCCAGGCCTGTAATGGGTTAATGCGGCCATGCTTTCTCAAATACTCTAAAATTCGCTGTGGTTGCTTTGAAAAACTCATTCAATCTCTCCTCATTGTGTAGACTCCCTGGCTTAACGTGGCGTAACCCTCGCTAACCAGCTCGTCTAAAAATTTCCGTATTGCTTCCATTGGTATATCTAAATCAGTCCAGAAAAATAATCGCGCCACCGTGACTGGAGCTATTGTGATGTATCTCACAATCATCATTTCATCTGAGCTTATTTCTCCGGTTGCCATAAACATTCGTCCCACTCCACAGGTTTTGAGCTTTTTTCCATTTTCTCAAGATAGGTCTCAGCACAAATTAAAAGCGCGTTTGGCAAATCAATTAGGTAACACGGGCTGTCAGTGATTAAAGAATTTATCGCGTTAATGCCTAACACCGTAACCTCATGGCCGTCTAAAAGCCTAAGCTCATCCGGCATTTTTCCACCAGGTCGAAATATAACGGTCTCACCTTCTTTGAAATTGAATTTCATTTTTAACTCCTCATTGCCGCTGATATGCGGTCCTTGTAATCAGGGTAAGTTTCACCACGTCTAGGCAAAACACCGAGCTTTTTACCTTCATCCTCCCATTCTTGATTGGTCCTGGGCATTTTTTTTAGAGGTTCCAGCTTCTCATCCTCCCACCGCTCCCCGTTCATATAAGTAGTTGGTAATGGGGTAAACTGTTTTTCAACACCAACAAAACGAGTTTCAATATCTGCCATGATAACAACTTTAGTTTTCTTTGGCAAGCTTTCCCATTTCTTTTTAGCTTTTTTCTTATCCTGTCGCCGTGGGTACTTACTCCAAAAATCATCGAAAGGTATATCATCAATCATGTTTAGCTCCCTTTTCACACTCAAAGTAATAGACCAAATCTTTTTCAGATATATAGCCCTCATCATCGCAATATCTGACCTGCCTGTTAATGATTTTATCAGTGACTTGTTTCTCGATTTTTTTTGGTTCCTCCAGGTAAACCCACCCAATCAGAAAGCCCATCCATTCTTTTTTTCTTTCTGCCCCATCTACTAATATGGTTTTTTTTATCTCCTCCTTATGCGTGTACTCGTTATAATCCCATCCTGCCCATATGAACATGACTCCATCATGGTCGATATACCAGCGCCCATCAGGAAAAATATCATGTAACTTTAAACCATCATTATATTTAATTTCCATGTTTAACTCCTTGTTTTTACTATGTTTTAGACAAAATAAAACCCCACTAATTAAGGCATTTAGCTTAGCCTACAGGTGCGCTTTATCAACATATGTTTATCGACGTTCGGCCTGCACCGTTGTCGAGGCTGGGGTTATACGCTGGCTTTTCACTCACCAGAAACCATGCCCACGCTAGACTTTTCGCAGTCTTTTTGCGGGACGATAGCTATTGACATATATGCAAATGAGAATGATAATTATAATCATTCGGATTAGCCGCTAAACTATCATCCGATTCGAGGCCACCTTTCTTGGGTGGCTTCGTTCTTTCTAAACTACTTTTTCTTTACTTCTTAATCAAGTTATTTATTCGCTACATGTAAAAACTCATATAGTTATAATCTTTGTCGTCTACATCTGACCAAATAGCGCCCATAATATCGCCCCAGGCTCTGTAGCTAAAACTGGCATAAGTCCCGTCACTGAAAACAGGCACTCCATCATGGCCGTACTGGTGTTGTTCGCCAGTGATTCTGATATTAGAGTGAATAACGGCTAGCCGTATTGCTTCTGGATATTTTTTATATTCTGGTTTTACGGTATTAATATAATCTTTCCAGCGCATACCATTGTCAAACCAGCCGCCCATGCCGCCGAATGATTCTATAAAATCATCCTCAATTTCAGCGTAATCAATCCAGCCGATAACCTTCATTTGCTATCCCTCTTTATAATTTCCAGTATCTCATCAAGACTACACACTATGGCATATTGGCCGCGATACGTTTCCAGTAACTCTTTCTGCCCTGGCTTGATGAATGACTCCAATATTTCTCCGGTGCGCTTAGAGCGGCTCTCCTTTCGTTTCAGCTCTATCCAGTAATTCTTGCCGTTGTGACCTATTAGCAGGTCATCCATGCCAGTAATAACCGAATACCCCAATTTTCTAAGGGCTTTGACTATCTCTTGCTGGCCGGTATCAGCTCTATCCTTACGCTGACGCGGCATTTAAATAAAAAACCTGCCCAAGTCGGGGGAGGAGAAGGGCAGGAAGGTTAGCCAGGCTCAGTATGACCTGACTAACAGAGGAGTGATTTTCTTTTGTTACCACCCCTTTAACTCTTTGGAAATACATCAGGGCGCAGCTCATGAAGCGGGACCTTGTTTTTAGTAGCCGCTTTCACATCACGCACCAAATGAGCGGGAACAGGCACGCGGCCATATGCCCAATGCCGGACCGTAGACTCACATCGGTCCACCAGCTCAGCAATAGCGTCAGTCGCTTCCTGGCGGCTATTATGAAACGGATGCTTAAATAAGTATTCTCTTAAATCCACTTTATTCTCCTAAGTTTCAGCAATGATAACTTTGCTAGTATTTTATTGCAAGCATTAATTAATTATCGAATTATGTTGTAATTTAATTATCATCGTGATAATGTAGCTATAACAACTGGAGGAAATACTATGGATAAACCTACATTAACTCAAGCCTTTAACTCCTTACAATGGGGCCATGAGTCTGCCTGTGAGGGCTGCGACTATCTAATTGAGGATAGCCAAGGCGTGGATATAGTTGTCGAGTGCGACTGCAAACACGGCGAGCTTGATTGCTGTACTGCAGCAAGTATTAAGCTTGATGCCATGCTTGATGATTGGAAGTATGACCAGGAGAACGGGCCATGAGGTTTGATAATGAGCTACTGGCTGAGGCCAAGCGCAGAGATAACCGGGAAGTTGAAAAGGCTGAGAATGTAATCGCCTTTATCCTATTTGCATTGCTGACAGCCTCATTAGTGGCCGCAGCGTTCGGGCAAGGTAAATCAACTAATCCAGGATGCCCGCCAGAATTTAATCAGTATAAAAACCTTATTTGTAAGTAGAGGAGAGCAACAATGGGAAAAGAAAAAACCGAAATAGCCGCCGCTGAGAACCAAGCTGTAACAATGATTGAGCGTATGGCTACAAATCCTGACGTGGATATTGATAAGTTTGAGCGCATCTTGAAAATGAAGCGTGACGAGGAGGACCGCGAAGCTGAAAAGGAATATACCCGCGCAATGGTCCGAGTCCAGATGAGCCTGCGAGGCGTCACCAGGGATAAACATAACCCGCAAACAAAGAGCAATTACCCCAGCCTGGAGGCTATGAAAAAAGCCGTAGTCCCCGCCTATACGGCCGAGGGCTTTGCGGTTTCATACGGTGAAGGCGATACCGATAAAGAGGGTCATATCAGGGTTACTTGTAAAGTGATGCATTCAGCCGGTCACTCTGAAAACTTCTTTTATGACTGCCCTATTGATGACAAAGGCATTGCTGGCAAGGTCAATAAAACACCGACCCACGGCAAGGCATCGGCGGTCAGTTACGGCGAACGCTACATATTAAAGCTGATATTTAACGTCACCATTCAGGATGAGGATGATGATGGCAATGCCGCAGGCCAAGGCGTCTATGAGGAGCTGATTAGCGATGAGCAATACTCCGCACTTACCGACATAATTAACGGCATTGAGTCAGATTTTGGCATCAAGGATGTTGAGCTAAACCTCTGCATGTATCTAGGCATCCAAGGGTTAAAACTTCTGCCAGAACGCGGCTATAAAAAAGCGGTTCACGGCCTTACAACCAAGCGCAATAAACTGGTAGAGCAAAATGATAAAACTTAATGTAGAACAAGGCTCTGACGAGTGGTATCAGGCCAGGCTCGGCATACCTACCTCAAGCGCGTTCGATAAAATCATTACTCCTACCGGGAAACTCTCAGCCTCGTCGGTGGATTATCGAAACATATTATTAGCTGAGTACCTGGATGGACCGCGTGAGTCTTATTCAACCGATGCAATGCTGCGCGGCCAGGAGCTGGAACCAGAGGCCAGACGGCTCTATGAGTTTACTACAGGCAACCAAGTGGAGCAGGTCGGGTTAGTTTACAAGGATAAAGAAAAGCTTGTGTCATGCTCACCCGATGGCCTGGTAGGCGATGGCGGGATAGAAATAAAATGCCCGCTGGTCCATACGCACATCGGATACCTGCTCGGCAATGAGCTGCCAAAGAAATATAAACAGCAGGTTCAAGGCTCTCTATGGGTTACAGGTCAAAAGTGGTGGGATTTTATGAGCTACTTTCCAGGTAAACCGCCTTTAATAGTCAGGGTCGAACGTGATGAGCCATACATCGAGCTGATTGATAAGTGTATGAATACCTTTATCAGTGAGCTGGTTTTATGTCGCGAGGCGCTGGATAAAATAACCGAAAATAAAAAGGTTGCATGATGCTGATACTTTCAAGACGCCGTGGCGAAACGCTATGCATTGGCGATGATATTAAAGTTACCGTTATGGAAATAGTCGGCAACCAGGTACGCATCGGAATCAATGCACCGAAAAGCATTGGCGTTCACCGCGAGGAAATTTATAAACGGATTCAATCTGAAAAGAATCGAGGCGAGAACTTCGGTAATAAGTAGTTAATGAGAGGCCCGGCGGCTAACCGCGTTACCCATTCAAGCCTGTCGCTGGGTCGCTCACCATTTAAACCAAAAGGAGAAGTAAAATGAAAAAGGTAATCTTAGTATTAACAATCGCATTATTTAGCACTAGCGCGCTAGCTGGGGAATATTACTACCGGCCGAATAATGTAACCAATAACAAGGCAGTCGGTGTAGGTGTCGGCGTAGCCAAAGCACAAAGCGCGGCAAAGTCTAATTCAACATCGAACGCAAACAGCTTTCAGGGCCAGAACCAGCACCAATCTACTCAGCAAGGCAATTCTCAGACGCTGACCTATGAGGATGAGCTGCAAGCCCCTGCTATCGGTGGACCAGCATCAGGACCATGTACCGGGTTTAGCGGTGGTGTATCGGTTCCAGGCTTTGGTTTTAATGCTGCGTCAGTAGATGGCGAATGTAACAAGCGCGAAGCGGCTCGGGTAGCTCATATGCTCGGCCAGCGCGATATTGCGCTCAAGGTCCTAATGTCCCTGGATGCGGTCAAGGCTGTTATGGAAACCCCTGCCGTGGGTGGTGGTGCCGATGATGGCGTACCGCTGTTCGAGGATGAACTTGTTAGTATTTACGACTAACTAAACGAGTTTGGATGAAGCTGGCGTATAACTTCTCGCGCCATAAGGCAAGATGATAAAAGGTCTTGTATGAAGGCCAGTGGATTCCACCATTTTAATAACGTATAGGAGAGAGCATGATGGAATTAAAACTGAATGATGATGAAGTGCGCGAGGCTCTGAAAAAAGCATTAGAAGTAAAGGTTTCACATATTCTTGGTGAATTAGACCCTGATAATTGTTGGTTTGAAATCAGAAGTTCGGCAGGAGAGGTTGAAGATATTGAGACTGTTGAGTTTTGTAGCAGGGTAATAAGCCAACCCCAATAACGTATAGGAGATAGGAATGAGCCAACCAGTAAAAATCGAATTTAATCTTATGGATGATTGCGGCGACTCAGTTCAAATGATGAATTTATGGGAGCAAGTATTTAGGCAATACGGGGCGAACCTGCCGAGGCGTGAAAGCAAAGCGGCTATTGATTGGTTTACTTCTTATGTTAATGCAAACATAGAACAGAATAACGTATAGGAGAGAGCATGAAAACGCTTTGGTGGAAAATTAGGTTTGCATATTTTATGTGGCGGCGTACACGTTCATGGAAATCTAATTGGATGATGGCTGGCGCATGGGTAGAGCAAATGGATTGGCAAGATGAATCACCGCTTGATTGCGTAGATGAAGAATTAAGCTACTGGAGTTATTAACCCCAATAACGTAAGAGGGATAGATATGAAACCAGAAACGATAAAGGCTATTTAAACAGATAGAAGGTAAATAGATATGAGTGTAACGGAACAGGCGGAAGCCGACGACATGCTTCTAAAACAAGCGCGTACCATTAAAGAGCTACAGGACAAGCTATTTATTTTA